TAGGTTTTATCGCAAAATAGTCGCTGAGAATCTCACGGGAACCCATACCATTTACAACTGTATAGGCAACCAGTACTGTATGGATAGCCAGGTAGGTGATGCGCACGTAATAATAAGGTAGGTGCAGACAAGGGGTACCCCCCCCCTCCCGAAGTGTCGCGTCTGTGGTATATATATGTCTCTCGCAAAAAAAAATTACCGAAAAGAGAAGTGTTATGATTAAGATAGTGACGGATGAAGAAGTTCACGAGATGGATATTGAGTTGATTGAGTTGTTTGCAGTGTATCTATTTGATAGAGACCAAGTTGGTATGGCTGATTTGATTTACATTATAGAAGATAGAATGTCAGATGATTATTTAGAAGCTGAAAAACAACAACATTCACTGGTGTAAAGGTTATATATGTCTAGGTTAGGGATACCCAACAAGAATAAGAAGTTCTTACTGGCCCGATTACAGGATATGTACGGTGAGTCATTCCACCCTATCTTGAAGATGGCAGAAGCTGCTAGTAAGCTGGACTACATTGCTGAGGAAGAAGGTGATGTCACTGCCCTTAATGCTGCTGTAAACGCATGGAGTAAAGTTGCAGAGTATACTGAGCCAAAGCTCAAGGCCGTAGAGATTAGAGCTGACGATGCTACCGTGGTGGCTATACAGCGTAAGCGCTTTGATGGTGAAACTGACCTAATTGCAGATCAGGCAGAAGAGGCTATCATTGAAGCTATCGTAGAAGACAATCAAGATGAAGAGGAAGAGTAATGGCCAAAGGTAAAAGCATGGTTCACAAGCTGGATAAAGAGACACGCAAAGAGCACTTCCGTAACTGGGATGCCAATCAGTCTGGTGGCAAGGGTGATGGACATAGAACGTCAACCCCTGAGACACGCGAAAAGTTCAAAAGTGGCTATGATGCTATCGACTGGAGTAAGAAGTAAAATGCCGACAATAGAATATTGTATGGGGCCACAAGGAAAAGTCCTACAAGAATACGCTGACTGTCGCTCTCAGAACTCCTTTATCATGGGGCCACTGGGTTCCGGTAAGACCGTACAAACAATCCTCAAGCTATTCGACTTAATGACCGAACAGAAGCCCGTCATGACTCCTGGGCACAAGAACTATGGTGTCCGACTGTCCCGCATCATTGCCTGCCGAAACACTTACTCAGAGCTGTTCTCCACAACCATTAAAGACTGGCTAGAGATTCACGAAGACCTTGGCCCATTCCGTCAGGGCAACAAAGAACCCCCCACCCATTTTATTAACTTCCGGCTAGAAGATGGCACATCAGTTAAATGCGAGGTCATATTCATTGCTTTTGACCGCCCTGAGCACGTTAAAAAGGCCAGGGGTATCCAGTGTACATGGGTGTGGCTAAACGAGACGAAAGAGCATTCTAAGGCCGTTCTCGATATGCTTGACCTACGTCATGGTCGCTATCCTTCCCCCAAGGAGGGAATCAAACCTACGCATCATGGTGTGCTGGGTGACAGTAACGCCCCTGATGAAGACCACTGGTACTACAAGCTGGCAGAAATTGAGCGTCCCGAAGGCTGGGCATTCCATCGTCAACCCGGCGGTGTGTATAAGGATGAGGAAACTTGGAAGATAAACGACAAGGCCGAAAACCTGCCTAACCTCCCTGCTAACTATTACAAACGAGGACTACAAGGTAAAACAAATGACTGGATTAAAGTTAATCTTGCTAATGAGTACGGCTTTGTATCTAACGGAAAGCCGGTTCACCCAATGTATACAGACAGCGTGCATTCAGCTCACATGGACTTTACCCCCTCTAAGGATAGTCCTATCATTCTGGGCTTTGACTTTGGTCGTACACCAGCTTGTGCCTTTCTTCAGCGTACTTCTATAGGCCGCTGGATATGCTTTGATGAGATGGTTCTGACCGACTCCGGTGCCGTAGACTTTGCGCCTACCCTAAAACGTTATATTCAAGACACTTATCCTGGCCACAAGTTCAAGGGGTGGGGCGATCCCTCCGGTTCTAACAAGAACCAATCCAACAGTGATACCCCTTTCCAGATCATGCGTGCCGCTGGCATACCCTGTCAACCCACAGACTCCAATGATCCCCTCAAGCGCAGAGCCGCTTTGGAAGTGCCCATGAAAGAGATGTGTATGGATGGTAAGCCCCGGTTTATCGTGTTGCCTAAAGCCTCCATGATACGCAAAGGGTTACAGGGTGGCTTCTGTTATCGTCGTGTTCAAACGTCAGGTGAGTGCTATAGTGATCAGCCAGACAAGAATGAATACTCTCACCCCGTAGAGGCACTTGAGTATGCCTTACAAGGTGAAGGTGAAGGTCGCTCTGCTCTCCGTCGAGATCAGGGTTTCGCAAAACCACACACAGCGAAGGTAAACTTTAGTGTCTTCTGAAGTCTATGTAGTGTTCAAGGGCGATACAGGGCGATGGTGGTCTAGGTTCCTGCATACAAAAATACGACACTGTTTTGTTGTTGAGCCATCCAAGGGGAAGTTTATTGTGTATGAAAAGGAGATGGATAAGGTTAGCATCTATAATGTAGACTCCATAAATGATATAATTGGGCCGACAGATATAACTATGAGCTATATTAAGGAACCAAGTTTTAAACCGCTATTAATGCTCAACACCTGTGTTGGACATACTAAGCAGTTTTTGGGTATCAACAAGCCCTTTATATGGACTCCATACCAACTATACAGATATATGAGGTGAACCATGGGTGGCAGTGTAAAAGCGCCAGAGCCAACAGCAGAGCAGACTGCTATGGAAAAACGACAACGTATGCAGCTACAAGAAGAAACAGCGGCAAGTGAGCGTAGGTTAAAAGCTATAGCACGAAAGAAAGTAGGCAAAGCATCTTTGCTTGGAATGCCTTTACAACAAGCTGACGCTCCTGAAGCCCCAACAGTTACAGCAGGTTATACGCAAACTTCAGGTGGACGAGTTAAAAAACTAACGAAAGGACTGTTTAGTAAAATCGCTAATAAAAGTATTCTTGGAGGACGCATTTAATGCAATTGCCTAAAGAGCTTGGTTCGCTGACGGACTTAAAAAGAAGGGAAGCGGCGGCATTTAAACGGGCCTCTATGTGGCACAGTACGCTAGATGATGCCTATGAATACTTTCTGCCCAACCGAAACCTGTTTGACGACAACACTACTGGTCAGCAGAAAATGGATCGCATCTTTGACTCTACAGCTCTCGAAGCTATACAGCAGGGCGCGAGTAAGCTGCAAGAAAACATTGCTCCTATCTGGACTCGGTGGGCCACCTTTGAGCCTTCAGAGAAAGTAATAAGGACTCTGGAGCAGGGTGACTTTGATGTCTCACTAGAGGATATTCAGGCCAACCTTGAACAGCAAGCCGAGACGATCTTTGATTACATAAACCGTTCCAACTTTGCCACTCAGTTTTATGAGCACGCCCTGGATCTTTTGATTGGCACAGGCACGCTACGCATCGACGAGGATGAGAACGACGAGACTCCCATCATCTTCAATGCTATCCCACAGAAAGGGATTGCCTTTGAGGAAGGCCCACATGGAAACATTGAGACGCATTGGCGCAGGTTTAAGGTAAAGGCCCGTAACCTTGAGCGCACATGGAAGGGCTTTGAGCCATCCGAAAACATCAAGAATCTAATACAGAAGAATCCTGATGCTGACGTAGATGTAAGTGAGGGTGTTGTATATATGCCCAAAACTAAAACATACTATGGTTGCGTATGGGTGTCGAAGGAAGATCGTGTTAGCTGGACGCAGGACTTTGGCCCTTCTAGTCCATGGGTGACAGGTCGTTATAGTAAGGTAGCTGGTGAGATAAGAGGTCGTGGCCCAGCACTACAGGCACTGCCTGATGTACGCTCACTCAACAAGGCCAAAGAGTTTGTACTCCAAAAGGCCGCTATCGATCTGGCGGGAATGTACACGGCAACCGATGATGGTGTGACCAACCCCTACAACTTGAGTATAAGCCCAGGCATTGTTATTCCAGTTGGCTCTAACAACAGCAGCAACCCATCAATACAACGCCTTGATACAGGCTCTAACTTACAGTTGGCTCAATTCCAGATTAATGAAATGCAAATGTCGATCAAGAAAGCACTATTCAACGATCTTCGTGATCCTACTGGTGCTGTTAGATCCGCCACTGAGGTTGCCATCGAGTCGCGTGAATTGGCAAAACGCATCGGCTCTGCCTTCGGCAGATTGCAGACCGAAGTATTGATTCCAATCATCAAGCGAGTTGCTGCTATTTTGACTCGTCGTGGTATCATTACGCCAATCGAACTAGATGGTCGCCAAGTTGCAATTAAGTTTATGTCGCCACTAGCCAGAGCACAGGATGGTGAAGACATTATAAACGTACAGCAAGCCGTACAGTTTGTGTTGCAGACCGCTGGCCCAGATCAAGCCAAGATTGGATTTAAGCTAGAGGACTTTGGCACATGGGTTGCCGGAAAAGCTGGTGTTCCCGCCGAGCTGGTTCGTAGCGATATTGAAAAACAACAAGTCATTATGGCTGGCGCACAAGCGGCGCAACAAGGCATGGATACTCAGGGACAGCCGCCTGTTAATCAGGGACAAACTGCTCTATGAGTTGGGACAATATAAATCAGGCTACCATTGATGCAAAGCAGGCCAATGTGGCTAATGCAGAGAAAAGAAAAGCCGCTGCTGAATTGGCTAGGGCGTACAGTCAGTGCTTCTCAGGTGACATCGGGAAGCGTGTACTCGAAGATATGACGCAGCGTTTTATCTTTAACAATGACACTGCTTTTAGTGCCTCCAATGTTGATTACGAGGCTGCTTACCATAACGGTGAGTCGGGTGTTATTAAATTTATTATCAACCAAATGCAACAAGCTAAAATATTGTAAGGATTAATTATGTTAGAAGAACAGGCCGCAACAGAAGAAACAACAAGCGACACCCTGCTGGATGCAAGCACTCCCGAACTTAGTGAAGGAGAATACTTTTTATCCGATGGTATCAAGGGCACAGGTGATATGCCCGAATGGTACAAAGGCGACAAGTACAAGTCTGTCGCTGAACAAGCAAAAGCCTATACTGAACTAGAAAAGAAGTTTGGTGGTTTTACTGGCTCCCCCAAGGACGGCTATCAAGGCCCAGACGGAATTGAAACTGATGATGCTTTACTGCAAGAGCTAACTGAGTTTGCCACAAAAACCAACATGAGCCAAGAAGCCTTTGGTGAAGCGTGGGAATTGCTGTCTGCCCAGGGTGAAGCAGTCGAGGCTGTAAACCAAGAGCAAGAGCTTGCTCAGTTAGGGCCAAACGCATCTGAGCGAATTAAGAACGTTGAGGGATTTCTGCGAAACAATTTGGACAGTGAAACCTATGATGAGATTCGCGATTTAGTAACTGACGCAAAATCAATTCAGTTGATAGAGTACATGGTTCAAGCTACTGCCCCAACCAAGTTGCCCATCGACGGTGGAGAGCATCCTACTGGCCTTACATGGTCTGACATTGAAGCTGAGATGTTTAAAACCGCTGCTGATGGTCAGTTGCTCCGAAGTATTGACGCAAGCCATGAACGTAAAATTCAGAAAATGATGAAAGAGTTTGGCGGAGACAAGCCTAACATACGCACTTTCGGTTGATTTACCAGGGGTAAAAGGTGTATAATCGACACACTGGATACCCCTTTCTCCACAAGGCCCGGTAAATTTAGGTTGAAGCTGACCAATTTACTGGGTACTCAGCAAAAACCTTGAAAAACTTTTATATTATTTATTACTCTTTTTCGAGGAAATCATTATGAGTAACGTATTATCATCCGTAGCTGTCACAGAGTTTGACAGCATGGTAAAGCACGCATATCAGGGTACTGGTCTGCTGAAGTCTGCTGTTACACTTCGTAACAATGTTGTTGGTGACACTTACAAGTTCCGTAAGATGGGCAAAGGTCTTGCTAATCAGAAGGCCACATCTGCTGAAGTAGCGCCAATGAACGTAAACCATGAGTTCAAGACTGCAACTCTGGCCAACTGGAACGCTCCTGAGTACACCGACATCTTTGATGCTCAAGACGTAAACTTCGACGAAAAGCAGGAACTGGCAAGCACTATCGCAAATGCTCTTGGTCGTCGCTGTGATCAGCTCGTTATCGACTCTATGGACAACGCTGGCGCTTATGCTGCTACTGTTGGCACTGACGTAGGTGGAACTGCTAGTAACCTGAACCTGGCCAAAGTAATCGAAGCTCAGGTATCTCTCCGTCAGAAAGGTGTACCCAACTCTGAGCTGTTTGCTGCTGTGAACGCTCTGGGTCTTGGCGGTATGCTCAATGATGAGAAGGCTACTTCTGCTGATTACCAGAATGTTAAGGCTCTGGTGAACGGTGACATCGACACTTTGGCTGGCTTCAAGTTCATTATTCTTGAAGATCGTGTTGAAGGTGGCTTGACTGTTGCTGCTGACGTAGTTGATTCCTACTTCTTTGCTCGTCCTTCTGTTGGCCTAGCTATCGGCATCGACATGAAGACTAGCATTGACTGGATCGCTGATCGTACCTCTTGGTTGTGTAACGGTATGCTGAAGGCTGGCGCTGTTGCCCGCGACACTGATGGTATTGTTAAAGTTCAGTACACTCAGACTGCTTAATGTAAGACTGGATGGGGCTGCTTCGGTGGCCCCTTTCTATACAATATAATGTAGGTTTATTATGGCAAGCAAGATACAGCTAATTTCTAATGCTTTAATTTTAATTGGTGACTTGCCTGTAACATCTTTGTCGGGCAACTCTCGTGCAGAGACTGTTGCTAACAACTTATACGACACCATTGTACAAAACGAATTAACTAAGTTTCGCTGGGGCTTTGCCCGTAAACAAGCGCAGCTTTCCTTGACCACTCAAAAGCCAGTAGGAAGTGAGTGGCAGTCTATCTACCAACTACCCCCAGATATGCTAACCCTGATCAAGCTCGATCCAGGTGTTGACTATCAGATTATGGGTGACAAAGTTTACTGCAATACTTCTGGTGAATTATACTGCGATTATATTGCTAATGTGCCAGAGTCAGAATGGCCTGCATATTTTTCCAAAACGATTGAGTATGCTCTAGCCATGGACTTTGCCCCATCAATAAGGGACAGTGCGACATCTATGCAGTTACTCGCGCAACAGTATATTGTGACAAGTCGTATGGCTCGGTTCACTGATGCCCAGCAGCACCCCCAGACAGCTATCCAGGATCGACCATTTATTAACGTGAGGTTCTAATGCCTAAGTCGCAATACAAGCAGTCCAGCTTTGCTAGTGGAGAGCTTTCACCATTACTACTAGGCCGCACCGATCTGGAGCAATACTACAAGGGCGCACAAGCAGCCGAGAACGTGGTTATCGTTCCACAGGGTGGTGTTAAGCGTAGACCTGGAACTGAGTTTATTGACGGAGTTGTTAGGGCGCTAGTACGTCAGACTGCTGTAACGCCAACTATGCCCTTTGGCGGTGTTGCTGCTAATATCAATGACGGAGATGATGAAACATTCGGTATTACGGCTAATATCGGATCTCAAAACACAGTTGTCATTGCTGAATATGACCTTGGCGCTCCAACAGTAAACTACTTTATTGATCTTAGGAATGTCAGTGTTATTCCTAATCCTGCGGTTCCCGATGGTGCTGTAGTTGCGGCTTCTATGAATATCCAATATTCAGATAATGGCGTTGATTGGACTTCCGTTAAGCCAGGGCCTGGTGGCGTATTTATGCGCGTGGACAATTTGAGTCCTAAGAACATTAGATTTAAAATAGATAACTTAAGCAAGCGTTACTGGAGGCTAGTAACGGTAATGGCATCTTCTGCCAGCGCTCAAATAAAGATTGGGGAATTTGGGTTTAAAAATGAATCGCTTGGAATTGGCACAGCTAAAACATTTGACTGGCATTATGGGTTCGATCAAAGTTATCTTGGTGTACTAACCAATGGCAATCTTAGGTTTTATAGAACGCCTCACGCTGGCAGCACAGATACAGTTTATGTAGCTGATGTGATTGTACCTTATTCAGAGGCAACAGTAGATAGCGTAAGGGATGCTCAGACCGAAAATGTAATGCTTATGTTCCATGAGGATTATCCTCCGATACGTATTGTATTTAGTGGACTAGATGAATCTGACGCTTTTGTGCTAGACAACATTCCCTTTGCAAATGTGCCACAGTATGATTACAACGATTCTGACAGTCCTCCTTCCACGCCTGCAATACAAGTCTGTTCATTCTCTGGATTTACTTATGGGCAACAATATCAAATTGATGTTGATGGAGTTTTAAGTAAAGACATTACTTATTCTGGAGATGGAACTGCTGATGAGCAATCTTCTACTGCTTACCATTTGCAGAAGAATTTGCAGGATATGCCTGTGTTTGGATTTTCGGGCATAAGTGTAGCAAGAACCCACACTAAGACGTACACGATCACCATGGCTGGAGAGTCGGCGGGTGAGTATGAACTGTTTGCTGGATTCCCTACTAGCGGAAGTGCAAATGACACAATATCGTTTGCCTTAACACAGCAGGGCCAATCTCGGTCTGAAGATGTGTGGTCTGCAACTAGGGGGTACCCAAAGCTAGGCGTGTTCTTTGAAGGTCGCTTGTGGTTGGGTGGCACGAAGTCTAAGCCACAGAGCTTGTTTGCTTCTAGGTCAGGCAACTATTTTGACTTCTTTAGCGAGAAGGGTGAAGATGATGAAGGCATATTTATAACAATTGACTCTCGCGGATTAACTAACATTGTTGATATTAATCCAGATCGAGGCTTGCAGTTGTTTTGCTCAGGCAGTGAGTTTGTAGTTAAAGGTCAAACTCCGTCAGATATTTCGGTTGTTGCTCAGACTCAGCATGGCTCAATTAATCTTGAGTCAAAAGCTGTTGACGGTGCCACACTGTTTGTAGACAAAAATGGTAATACTTTACGCCAGTATGTATTCAGCTTTAATGAAGATGCCTATACATCTAATGACATTTCTGTTTTGTCTTCGCAGCTAATTAACCAACCGGTCGATATGGCTTTGTTGTCTGGCAGCACAACAGAAGATGCTAACTGGGTTTTCTTGATAAATCATGATGGCACTGGTGCAGTTCTAAACACCATGAGAGCGCAAGATATAAATGGCTTCACGCGCTGGACACCTTCACCAGTCAATACTATTAAGTCGTGCTCTGCTGTTGGAGACGAAATGTACATGATCGTGTATCGCCAAATAGGCATCGCTGATTACTATGACATTGAGCGATGGAGTTTTGACTATTTAACAGAGTCTGCTTTAAAAACTACAGTGGTTAATATGGGGTCTGATGTTATTATACCTGTTGGCAGTAGGCTTAATGGTTATGAAGTGAGCGTTGTGGCAGATGGCGATGTTTTGCCCAGTAGAGTTGTTTCTTTGAACAATGGCGCTTCGTCTTCTATTACAATCACCGCAGCAGAGCTTAATGGCTTTGCATCGAGAGAGATTGAGATTGGACTTAACTTCCCTGTTACAGTTAAGACTATGCCTATCAACACTAGCCCTGGTACTCGCCTTGGCCAAAATAGTATGCGCGAAAAGAAGATATGCCGAATGAACTTGAGGGTTCATGATACTGCTGGAGTTTACGTTGACGGCAATCCTGTAGCAATTAGGCAGTTTGGTGCAGCTCCTAATACGCCACTGAACACATCCTTTACCCCAAAAACTGGTATTATAGAAGATAACAATGGTGGTAATGGGTGGGGCGTTGATGTTGCTCCTGAGATCACAGTACCAGATCCTACGCCTTTCCATTTACAGGCTATCGAGTATGAGGTCGAATCTTCGTGAATGATGTTGTAACGCAGGACAGTATTTACCAGCTACAAGAGATAATGAAAGATTTCCCAAAAGCTGATGTAGTAACAAGGCATCACTTTTCTGACGGGATATATGCAAGAGAGATGGTAATGCCTCCAGGTAGTATTGTTGTGGGGGCTTTACACAAGACCAAGCATTTTTTTAGCGTGGTATCTGGGGAGTGCGAGGTATCTAGCGTTCACGAAAGAGAATACATTACAGCACCATACTTGGGAGAAACTATACCTGGGACTAAGCGTGTTATATATAGCGAGACAGGGTGTACTTGGGTGACATATCATCCAACAGACTTAACAGATATTGACGAAATAGAGGCAGCTCTAATAGAGCGAGAGGTTATTTAAATGGCATTTTATATCACAGCCAGCTTAATTGCAGCCAGCACGGCAGTAACTGCATATGGCCAAATACAGGCAGGCAAGGCGCAAGAGTCGGCATTTAAACAGCAAGCCGAGCAAGAACGTCTAGCAGCTGAGAGTCGTGAGCTAGAACGTCAGCAGAAACTTAATGCAGCCCTTGCAGCCAATATTGTAGGCATGGGTGTGTCTGGTATTAAGGCAGAAGGAACTCCCGCTAGTATCGCCTTAGAAAGCGCCAAACAAGTGGGTCTAAGCGAAGGCATGATAGGTTTGTCCGAGAGGCTAGAACAAGCACAACTTAAACGTCAGGGTGCTGCTGCTCGGTCTGCTAGTCAATATGCTGCTGCTAGTACATTGCTTTCTGGTGGAGCTGAAGCATACGGAGCACTTGAATAATGGCTAAACAACCCCGACAACAAAGAATTGGTTTTTACGGTAAGTTCACCCCCACTGCCCTAGATACGTCTGAAGCTGACAAGATGCGCGCATTAGCTGGTTTAGGCCAGACTATGAAAGAAACTGCTGTGGCTATAGGTAAGCCTAGGGTTGTGTCTGAGAGAGTAAAGCAAGCAGAAATTGCTAGTGCTGAAACAGGTACTATTGACCCTGAAACTGGTGAGCTAAGAGGCCCAGCAGAAGAGGTTGCCGCAGGTAAGTTTGGTGCAGCTCAGGCCAACGCTGTTATGCGTAACACCTATGAGGCCAACGTATCTGTAGAGATGAACAACATTGTTGACTCTGCCGCTACTGAGTTCCCTGATGACATTGTGGGCTATCAGAATAAAGTACAATCCCAGATGCAAGGTCTTCTTGGTGCTATGCCAGAAGAGTACAGGGGTCAGGCTCAGAACCTATACGCTCGCCTAGATAATCCTACCTCTATTAAGATTGCCGATAACGAACGAAAGAAAAACTTAGCTATTGCCAACACTGAGGTTCGCCAAGCTGCATCCGTTGCCGAAAAAGGCTTATCTAATGCCGCCTTTGCTGGTGACACTGTTGCTACAGCCGACTTTGCTACTGAGTATGCCGTTTCTTTGCAGAGACTTGTAGATCAAGGTGACATGACTACAGATCGTCAAGCCGAGCTATTAACTGCACAAGACGAAAGAATCACTATACAAGGCAAGTTGGGTGAAGTTGACCGAGCTATTAGAGCAGAAGGTCGTACTCCAGAACAGCAGATTGAAGATGGTCGTGCAATCGTTGAGGCATTGCGTGAAAACCCTGATGCAGATTTGAGCGCAGAGAAAAACCAAGAGCTATTGGCAACGCTGGATACTCAAGTCACTGCTATGGAAACTGCTAATGCAAAAGCAGATGCCAAGTTGAGCAGGGAAGAGATGGTTGAGCTGTCTACCCTAGATGTTCTTATTGCTAATCAGGAATTACCCCCTGAAGAGCTGGTCAGTAAAGTGTACGAGCTTTTTGATAGGGGAGTTATCAAGACCGCTGATGGCATATCAAGTCGCATTAAGGCAATCAACAAAGTAAACACTACAGAAAGAAAAAAGAATGCTGGTATTTCAAGAGCTGCCAACAAGATTAAAGGTGTTGAGCCTGTGGGTGATCAGCCAATCATTCCTGTTAGCGACAAGGACTATGATAACCTTTATGAGGTAGTTACTAGCACTCCAGAGTCCGAGGGTGGGCTGCCTACCAACCCAGACCTAAGACGCGCACAGCAAGCTACATTTGTTCAGCGATCTGGTCATGTTCCAAAACAGTTGAAGGATGAGATACAGGCCGGTCTTATTTCTCAAGACCCTGAAGAAGTTGCCAATGCTTACAGAACCATTACACAGATTCAAGAAATACCTGGTGTTGGTGAGACTGCTTTCTCAAAGAATGAAATTGTACTAGCAACCCACATGGATTCGTTTATTCGGTCTGGGATTCCCCCTGAAGACGCTCTCCAGATGGCTAGGAACATTGTTGGTACTGGCTCTGAGCAAATGAAGGCTCGGTCTGAGGCTAGGGCAACAGAGATCAAGGATGATGACGATACGTTTGGAGCACCTGTTTACGCTACAGAAGTTACAAAACAGTTTACTGGAATGTTTGAGAGTGAGGCTGACTTTCAGGAGGCGGCTGGATTTGATGCTCTTGTTAGCGACTACGGCAAGCTAGTAGAAGGTTTCTATCGTGCAGGGTCAACTATTGATCAGGCCAAAGATAATGCCGCTAGATCAGTACAGGCTAACTGGGGTCGTGGTGAGTTTGGTCTAATGAAGTATCCGCCAGAGCAGTACTATAAACTCCCTGTAACAGAAGACACATCTTACATTAGAACTGAATTACAAGAGCTTTTTGACGCACAAGGCATGAAGGTAAGCGCAGAAGACATATTCCTCAAGACTGACGCTACCACCTCAAGACAGGCATCAACTGGACAGCCATCATATCGAATTATGATTAAGAATGAGTTTGGCACTTTGGAAAGCGTGTTTGTTATGGGGCCAGGACTGAAGCCGACAGACCGCTTTATTCCTGACGTTGCAGAGTTTACTAGACGACAGAATAAAAACATTTTAGCCAATGCTGAGAAAGGAATGCAGCCTCTTGGAACACCTGAAGAAGTAAGAGAGAAGCGTAGTGAGCTTGATGTTAGTTTGGGGCTTGATACTCCTAGAGCGCAAGAAGATCGTGAGAGAATGCGTAAGACCCTGCAAAGTAGTACAAGTGCTGGGGCGCTTATAGCTAAGGGCGCAGAGTCGGTAGCAAGTATTCCATCGTTGATTACTCCTGAAAACATAAGGAAGGTGGTTCTTGCCACTGGTCTGCCAGCAACGCTTGAGAACATTGGTTTAGCTGCTTACGCTATAATGGACGGAATCGAAAAGGCTAGTGATGACTACGTTAAGTCGTTGAATAGAAAGCCTTTTGAAGTTACCGATGAAGTTATGGATGTTCAGGAATTTATTAAAGACCCAAGCGTAGGGGAATAAGTAATATGCCATTTGTGCCAATGCCAGAGACACAGCTAGTAGAAAGAGTAGCTTCTTATAGCCCACAGATCGGAGAGGAACTTGATGAGCCATCAGTAGGTGATATTGCTGGCGCATTGTTTCGCCAAGAAAACATTGTTGGTTCTTTCTTTACTGAAGCTGTTGGACTTCCTGACACCAAGGATGATCCGACCTTTGATGCTTACTCTATGTTTACTGAAGAAGAGAAGTCAGATGAGGGGTTTGTTACCACTGCCATATATGCAGACGATGACAGCGAGCTAGAGGCCGTTAGAAGCCAGTATGCTAGAGAGCGTCAAGACAGAGAGACAATCGCTCAAGGTGGAGCTACATCGTTTGTTCTTGGGCTGCCTATTGCTATTGCTGACCCTATCTCACTCCTGACTATCGGGGGTGCAGTTGCTAACACTTATCGTGCAGGCAAAAGCATATTGAGTAGTGCTGCTGTTACAGGCTCTATCGTGGGAGTTGAGACTGCCATTCAAGAGGCCGCATTACACTCTACACAGCTTACAAGGACTTACGGTGAGTCAGCTATTAACATGAGCGCAGGAGTGCTGTTAGGCGGTGTTCTGGGCGTTGCTGCAAACAAGCTGGGCAACTACGGTATTGACGAGAAGGCTGTCCAAGAGCTTGCTGATGTGATGGATCCAGAGGGTAAGATTGCTAGAGGTGAGAACCCATCCCTTGATGCTTCCAATGTGGCGGCAGGTTATGACAGTGTTGGCGCGGCAAAGACAGTAGAAGGCACGTTTGAGGTAAAGGGTAAGTTGGCTAAGGGTTTGGTTAAGGTCTTTGGCTTTGATCCCCTATCTCGCACTATGACCAGTGATTCCCTTGTTACTCGTAGAGTAGCCAATATGCTTGCAGAGAACCCTGTTGACGTTGATGGCGCTCCACTACAGTCTGTTGAGTCTTTATCAAAAATTAAGAGTGGTCGTCTTTACTCTTCTATAGACAATAACAATAGAGCTTATGACCAGTACCGAAAAGGTGGTGGCAAGATGAAGCGCAGAGAGTTCAATGAGGCCGTATCTAGGGCAGTTCGCACTGGTGATAGTGACGTTCCAGAGATTAAGGCATCTGCTGAATACTGGCGCAACGAGCTATACAATCCCCTGCGTGACGAGATGATTGAGCTTAATATGCTCCCTGATGACGTAGATGTATCCACATCAGTAAACTACCTTAACAGGGTCTACAACAAGCAGAAACTTCAGGCCAATATGCCATCGTTTATATCCAAGGTATCTAAGTGGCTAAAGGACAAAGACGAGACTCTGTATCAGAATGCTAAGGATGCTCAAGATAAGCTAGATGCTGGAGATGTTGCTGATGGCGAGATAGCAAAGCTACAGGCAATCATAGATAAAGCAGAGTTCAAGAAGGGCAAGGACTTTGAGCCAGAAGACTACGAGAACATTGCTCAACAGATTCACCAGCGCATTCTAGGCACTCCTGACGGACGCTTGCCATACGACTGGAAGATGGGCGAAGGATTTAGCTCAGGCAACAAAGGCTCTAGCTTGAATGGTGCTACTGCATTGCGCGGCCCCCTAAGAGCAAGAAGGTTCACCATCGAAGACGACCTTATCGAAGAGTTCCTTGAGAATGACATTGAGGCTCTGGGTGCGAGATACCTACAGCAAACTGGTGCTGACATTGAGCTTACTCGTAAGTTTGGCAATGTAACACTTGATAACGAAATAAAGCAGATACGAGATTACTACTCAGACCAAGCCAAGGCGGTTGAAAAGCGAACTGACTTAACGGACATCCAGAAAGATAAGCTACGCATCAAGCTGGGCAACAAGATGGATGCTGACATTCGTGACATTGCTGGTATGCGTGATCGCATTAGGGGCGTGTACGGATTCCAAGAGGACAATGTATGGACTCGTATTGGCAGATCATCTCGTGACCTTAACTATCTCCGACTTCTGGGTGGCGTGACTGTATCGAGCTTACCAGATGCTGCGCGTATCGTTATGGCTGAGGGCTTTACCAAAACATTCTCTAGGGGATTGGGCGCACTTGCAACCAACACTAAGCAGTTCAAGTTGGCGGCAGCAGAAGCCAAGCGTTACGGCATCGGCACGGACGTTTTAATGTCAGGTAAGGCAGAAGTAATAGCTGACGTAGGGGATTACACGCAAGGCGGCACAGCGGTCGAAAGGGGGCTTAGATCGGCTGCTAACAAGTTTGGTCGCATCAACTTCTTGGACTATTGGACTTCAGGCATGAAACAGTTACACGCTGTTACCATGCAGACCTCTATCTTTGACGGACTATCTAAGGGCAAGTTTGACAAGCGATTGACTAGACTTGGTATTGATAAGCAGTCAGCAATGGATATGATGGAGCAGGTCAACAAGTATGGTAAGAATGAAGATGGTGTGTGGATCACTAACGCTAAGAACTGGGATCGACCAGACTTGGAACGTATGTGGGGTGCAGCTATGCGTAAGGAGTCTGACCGAGTAATCATTATGCCTGGTCAGGAGAAGCCCCTCTTCATGTCTAGCGAACTAGGTAAGAGCATTGGTCAGTTTAGATCATTCATACTGTCTGCCACACAGCGCGTACTTGTTGCTGGCGTACAGGGCCAAGATCATAACGCTATTGGAGGCGCTATCTCCTTGGTGGGCATGGGTATGTTTTCGTACTACCTCAAGTCAAACCTTGCAGGCAGAGAGACAAGTGATGATCCGGCAGCTTGGGTAATTGAGGGAATTGACCGATCAGGTGCTGTAGGCGTTATTGGTGAGATCAACAATACTATTGAGAAGATTTCTAGCAACTCTGTTGGAGTTAGACCCCTGCTTGGCATTAGCGCACCTGCATCTAGGTTTGTATCTCGTACCGTGTCAGAATCGCTTCTGGGGCCGACTTTTGGCAGCCTACTGAGTACCACTGTGGCAGCCAGTAATGCACTTACAAGCAAGGAGCCGATGACTGAGGCAGACGTTAGGGCGTTGCGTAGACTTGTCCCTTTGCAGAACCTGTCAGTGCTGCGTGGGATCGAAAGATTAGCCGAGTAGCTGTATATTTTTTAACCAATTTTTAGTATAATTGAGCACATATTTATGAACATTATTTTTGAGGAACTGCTATGCCTGTAACTGGTGGAGTAACTAGAAACGACTACATTGCATCGGTTGGGCAGACTACTTTTGCCTACACGTTCGAGATACTGTCTAACAGCGACATAAAGGTTCTCCAGAATGGGGTAGAGCTTTCTATTGGTAGCGACTACCTTGTTACCGGAGTAGGATCTGACGGTGGCGGAAACGTGCTTCTTATTTCTCCTGCGTCTGGCGGCGACAAGATTGCTCTCTTATTGGCGATGCCTATTACCAGGACAACGAACTATCAAAACTCTGGTGACTTCCTTGCATCCGATGTAAATGCTGACTTCGATAAAACTTACATCGCAATGAACCAACTGCAAACTGATATAAGTCGGTCTATTGGTCTGCAAGATGAAGAGGATAGCGCAACCCTTGATCTGCCTTTAGCGGCCAACAGAGCTAACAAATTCTTAGGGTTTGATGGGGATGGTAATGTTATTGCAGACACACCAAGTGGCGGTGGTGGTGATTTCCTGCCATTAACTGGTGGCGCTCTGACTGGCCCTGTAACTACCACTAGCACTTTTGATGGTCGTGATGTTTCGGTAGACGGTACTAAGCTGGACGGTATTGAATCAGGTGCAGATGTTACAGACACCACTAACGTTGTAGCATCTTTGACTGCTGGTACTAACATTACTATCGCGGGAGACGGAACAATCTCCAGCACTGGTGGTGGTGGTGAGACCCTTGCTCAGACACTTGTTCTTGGCAACGCCACTGGTGGAACCGACATTGCATTTGCTGATAACGATAAAGCTACTTTTGGTGCTAACACTGATCTCGAAATATATCACGATGGAGCGAACAGCTACGTAGTTGATGACGGCACAGGTAACCTATTCATAGGTGGCGCAAGTTATGTTGACATCGGTAACGGAGTTATTGGCGCTGGTGGGCAGACCTATGCAAGATTTAATACATCTGGAAGCTGTCAGTTAAACTACAACAATGTTGATAGGCTGGAGACTACAAACTCTGGTGTATTGGTAAACGGTACTGTCAATGGTCGCAACGTTTCCTCTGATGGGGTTAAGCTGGATGGCATTGAGGCTCTAGCTGACGTTACTGATACTGACAACGTCGTGGCCTCCTTAACCGCAGGCGCTAACATTACTATTGCTGCTGACGGAACAATTGCAAGCACTGGTGGTAGCGGTGGTGGCGAAACTCTGGCAGAAACACTGGCACTTGGAAACCAAACTAGCGGCAACAACGTAGCTTTTGGTGACAATGACAAGGCATTGTTTGGTCAAAGTTTAGATTTCCAAATTTACCATGACGCCCTTAATAGTTATGTAGTTGATTCTGGAACTGGCAACTTATTTATAGGTGGCGCTGCTTACGTAGATATTGGCAATGGTGTATCAGGCGCAGGTGGTCAGACCTATGCAAGATTTAACACTTCGGGTAGTTGCGATCTAAAACACAACAACGTTCAGAAGATGTCAACAACATCCACGGGCATAGACGTTAGCGGAGAAGTCACAGCAAACGGCCTTACATTAGGCGACAATGATAAAGCTACGTTCGGTGTTGGCACTGATTTAGAGATATACCATGACGGTAGCAATAGTTATGTAGTCGATGACGGGACAGGAAACCTTTTCATAGGCGGGGCAAGTTACGTTGATATTGGCAATGGCGTGTCTGGGGCTGGTGGTCAGACCTATGCCAGATTCAATACTGCTGGTAGCTGTCAGCTAAATTACAATGGTGTTGATAGACTAGCAACGACGTCTTCAGGTGTTGAAGTAAATGGCGATATTAAGGTATCGGATAACGACCTAATACAGCTTGGAACAGGAAACGACCTTGAACTATTACATGACGGTAGCAATAGCTATGTAAGAGATACGGGCACTGGAAACTTATTTATAGGTGGCGCTGCTTACGTCGATATTGGTAACGGTGTTTCTGGGGCTGGTGGTCAGACATACGCCAGGTTTAATACTTCTGGTAGTTGCGACCTGAAGCATAACAACGTTCAAAAGATGTCAACAACCGCTACTGGTATTGATGTGAGTGGCAATGTTGCTTTGACTGGAACTGTTGATGGTCGTGATGTTTCTGTTGATGGCGCTAAGTTAGATGGTATTGAAGCCAGTGCAGACGTAACGGACACAGCTAACGTCACTGCTGCTGGTGCTTTGATGGACTCAGAGGTTACTAACCTTGCACAGGTTAAAGCGTTTGACTCCGCTGACTACGCCACAGCCGCACAAGGCACTACTGCTGACGCTGCTCTACCTAAAGCTGGTGGAACTCTTACTGGTGACTTGAATCTTAACGACAATGTTAAGGCCAACTTTGGCACTTCAGCAGACCTAGAAATATTCCATGATGGCTCCAACAGTTATGTGGGCGACTACGGAACTGGCAACCTGTTTATTGGCGGCACTAGCTATGTTGATATTGGTAATGGTGTTTCAGGAGTGGGTGGCCAAACTTATGCTAGGTTTAATACTGCTGGTAGCTGTCAGTTAAATCATAATGGTGTTGATAGGCTAACAACTACTAGCGCAGGCGTAGATGTAAACGGAAGCATTACTATAGCTGGCGGCATCACTGAAGACGCTGTAACGCTTGCAGGCACATCTACTACTATTAACCTTGCTACTGCTACAAACTTTGTACATGACCTCACAGGCAATACTACTTACACCTTTAGCAACCCGGCAGCCACAGGCAATGCTTCGGCCTTCACGCTCAAAATTATTCAGGACACCACAGCTCGCACAATTACTTGGCCTGCTAGTGTTGACTGGGCGGGAGGCACAGCGCCTACCTTGACAGCAACCAGTGGTGGTGTAGATGTGTTTGTATTCTATACGATTGATGGTGGGACTACTTACTACGGCTTCACGGCTGGACAGGCGATGGCATAATGAGTACAGTAGCTAAAAAACTATTATCAGCGAGTGCTGCCGGATATGACGCGATTTCGGGCCAGTTTACTAAAGGCGTACTAATGGGAGCTGGTGATGGAACGGGTGTAAATGTTGCTGATGTAGAAAACATGACAATTGCGGATAGTGTTTCTAGCGGCAGCTTGAATATTGGCTATGCAAGTTCCGTAGACTCTACAAGAGACTTAGGGTTTTTTGGCAATCTACTTTCTGATGAACTAACCTGCGTGGATTTTAACGACATATCAAATATCAGCATTGCAGACTCAATCATAGACAGTGATAAATTCGATTTCACAAAAGGGGTTGAAGCAGACCCCACTACAGAAATTGTTTATATTTCTGGCAATACTCCCAATTACTTTAATGCTGTTGATTATAGTGACCCTACAAATCTATCTATAACAGGCAGTCTAGCTACTACTTATAATGGCGATATGATTGTTTTAGACTCTGCTAGAGATACTGCATTTATGAAAGCGGGGGGGCGGCTAACATCTATTAACATATCTAATCCTGCTAGTATGTCCGAAAGAACAACTTTAACGTCTAGCACTAATATGGCATCCGCTGCGGGATTAGCAATAGATACTACAAACGACCTTGTTTTTACTGGTCACTATGCTAATGATAGGGTTGCTGTTATAGATACATCAAATGTTGCAAGTTTGTCGGTTATCAGTAACCTTAGTGACTCTACAAATTTAAATCAACCAACTGTATTGGCAACTGACCCAAGTAAAGAGTTACTTTTTTGTTTATGTCTAGATAGCTTTTCGGTTGTAGATTATAGCAATACTTCATCTATGAGTATTACAGACACTATTTTTGAAGTTAATCTTGGTGGCGGAAGCTCTCGCAGCTTGGCAGTTGACCCAGTGCGGGAGTTAGTTTTTGCTAAAGCTAGAAGTGAAGACTCCTCTATATATGTATATGATTATTCTGACCCCAATAATGTAACACTTGCTGATACAATTGTAGGCTCATCCAGTGTGTTTAATGGTGGTCATTTTGTATTGGGCGGGATAGCGCCTTAATTAGAAGGGATAAAAAATGTTAGTAAAAATAGTAAATGATGCTGTCTCTACTTTTCCATACAGCGTAAGAAAATTAAAGGAAGAGAACCCAAACACTTCTTTCCTAAACGAAATGACCCCTGAAGCCTTAGCTGAGTGGGGAGTCTATAGTGTTGAGATGGCTACTAAGCCTACAACGCCACCTAGTCAAACCGCTGTCCCTGCAGATACCCCTACGCTTGTAGATGCTGTATGGACGCTGGGCTGGGTAGTTAGAGACTGGACGGCAGACGAAATAGCCTCAGAATCCTCTAACGTGCGTTATGAACGTGATGAGCTACTGACTCAATGTGACTGGACGCAGATGCCCGACAGCCCTTTAGACGAAAGCACAAAGGCTTCTTGGGCTACTTACCGCACAGAGCTACGTGACATCTCAACACAAGCAGGATTTCCAACTAACATTACATGGCCTACAGCGCCTTAATTTAACACCGAGGATATAACATGAAAACATTACTAATCGCGACACTTTTTGTACTTGCTGGATGCAACACTTTTAATGGTGCTGTTGACGGTTCACAGCAAGTTGTCAACTCAACTGTAGACTCGGCACAAGACATGGTAGTGAACACTGCTAAAGGTGTTGGCGCTGGTTCAGCTACTTTGGTAGAAGGTATTGCTAAAGACATTCGCACTGCATCTGAATGAATGGATCAGTGGCTTAGTAAATAATGCTTTCAGAGATAGCGGCAGCCAATGCGGCATTCAAGATAATCAAGACTGCCATCAGTAACGGTAGGGAATTTTATGATTGCGGTGAGGCTGCTAAGAAATATTTTGACTGCAAGAGCGTTATTGCCAAGCGTGTGGCATCTAAGGGGAAGTCTGACCTAGATGCCTTTATGGCTTTAGAGAAGATTAAAGAGCAGGAAGTGTGGCTCAAAGAACATATGGTTTATGCTGGAAGATCGGATATGTACTCGGACTGGTTGAACTTTCAGTCTGAGTGCAAGCGCAAGAGGGAATCTGAGGCCAAGAGATTAATGGCAGTCAAGCGAACCAGGATGCACTTGTTAAAAACATTCTTCTCTATCATTGCAGTTGGCATAGCTGTAATTCCAGTTATGATTTATGGAATAATACTAATGGTAAAAAGATAATGGCTACTGTAAAAGAGGCTCTACTCAAACTGGAGGGGCATGAACGTGAATGCTCGATCAGATACGCAAACATCGAGCGCAGGTTATCAGATGGTTCTGACAGATTTAAGAAAGCAGAAATGATGATCTGGGGTATTTATCCTTTAATCATAGGATTGTTTGTTGTTGGGAAGATGTTCCAGTGAGTATATTTACCGCTCTACTCGGGCCAATAGCAGACCTAGCCAAAGGATACCTGTCTAACAAAGCAGAGCAATCTAAGGCCAAACACCAGGCCAAGATGAACGTCATACAAAACGATGCTGACTGGGAGTCCAAGATGGCAGACGCTTCCGCGAGCAGCTGGAAGGATGAGTTCTGGACTATTGTGCTTTCGATACCAATCTTTATGGTGGGGTATGCTATAATCGTGGATGATATGACCATTGTTGACAGAGTGCATGAGGCTTTTGTGGCTTTGAACGGGTTGCCTGAGTGGTATCAATACCTGCTATTCATTGCCATATCTGCCAGCTTTGGCATCAAGGGTGCGGGTAAGTTAATGAACATGAGAAAATAAGTGTGTCCAAAATAACAAAGATACGTCCAGACCTTTCAGACTTATGCGAAGAATACGACACATTGGTTGTCATAGGCGTGAGCGAAAATCAAATACAAATCATTAGCAATATGGAAGACCCTGACATTCTGTATAGCATGGAAGTTGCAAAGGCAGAGCTAATCAATGCGTACTTCACAGACTATGAGGTTCACTGATGCAGATGCAATACTTCGACATCAAAGAGTTTGATTGCCAAGAGACTGGCACTAACGAGATGAACCCTTTCTTTCTGGAGAAGCTAGACCAACTGCGCCACATTTGCGGATTCCCCTTTAAGATAACTAGCGGGTACCGTGATCCCAGCCATAGCATTGAGAAAAGAAAGACTAGACCAGGCACCCATGCTAGAGGTATTGCTGCTGACATTCACATCAACAGCGGATCAGAGGGCTATGTGATTGTGCAACAGGCTATGAAGCTAGGATTTTCTGGCATAGGAATTGCAAAGAACTTCATCCATGTAGACGTACGCGATACCGTACAGGTTATCTGGACATATTAGTTTACATTTGGCCGGATATGAGGCGCTAGAATGCCCAAATCTTTAACTTAGTAAACTCTTACTGGTCTTCTTAGATTCTTTAAATGCCTTAGCTGTGGGCGCACCCTTAGCTCCAGGCTTTCTCATCTTCTCAGAGCTACCTGCTTTGATGCGCTTACGTTTGGCATGGATGTTTGCGTATAGACCTTTCATTACCACTTGCTCTTGTTGGCCCAGTACGCGGCAGACATCTTACCCTTGGCGATGTTCTTGCGGTGACGAGCTTTGAAGGATTTACGACGAGCCTTTTGCTTGGCTGTCTTGGGGTTGGAACCTGCACCTGATACACCCTGCTGGCCATAGCGTATTGTCTTAACCTTACTGCCTTCCTTGGCAACCACAACGTGAGATTTGGTGGGGTGCTTGGGGGTTCTCTTGGGCTTGTTGTAGCCAGAGACTCCGATCCGGGATAGTAAACTGTTCTTTTTCATGCCCCGATTATAGCATATTTACTTCTCTAATTCAGCCTCTATTAGAAAGTCACAGTAGTGCTTAACCTTACGCAAGTCTTCAACACCGCCCTTCTCGCGCCATCTAGTAATGTACTTCACAATAGATCCTTCACAGAAGTTAAGGTTGTTCTGCATGATGTAGTCGATAGGCTGTATGGCCTTGTCTGCGTAGTGACTACCACCTACCTGTATGTCTTTAGCGCTCATATTTTTTCCTTCATTATTTGAGGTTGCTTGTGTGTGTTTTGGGGGAGTCCAACCTAACGCTATTAGCTGCTCCTCTATTTTTTTCTCTTGGACTTGGGCTGCTACTTCAAAATGTACAGAGTATTCAGCACTCATTATTTTATATCCTTTTCTTCTTATTTATTTTCATACTTCTTCCTCAGATAGTTAAGTGAAACAGGCATCTCATCACACTGCCCATCGTTGACTTCGTGTAGCATCCAGATGCCACGCCAGCTACTGTTGGTCTGGGCTGTCAGGTAGTCCTCATCATGGACGTAGAAGATACCGGCAAACAATCCGATCATGGGCTTCATGTCTGCTCTGTTAGCAAAGGCAATGTCTCTATCCTGAACGTGACCCATCACGCAGCTCATGTGCTTCTTGGATAGCATCAGCTTGGCACTCGATACAGGGCGGCCCATAATGCCACTGGTAAAGTAGTGCGAGTAAGCGATACCATCAATTACACAGACCTCAAGAAAGTCATAGACCTCCCAACCCATCTCATCTAGCTTCAGGTCAGCATAGCCTATCAATCCCTCTAGCTTTGCATCAGACTCAATGGCTCTCTCAATGCGCTGCTCATGGTTTCCCAGTGTGAATACTAGGCGTGGGTTCCATCGCTTCTTCTTGTTCTCCCTAAGCCTGGCCTGCTCTTCCCTGATGGGAGCCATAAATGTCTCCAGCCCCTTAATACCTGAGTCAATATCATCTTTATATCGACGGCCTTCAAAGGACTTCTTGCCTACATCCCAACTGGATAGCGAGGGCATATCCCAGTGATCTCCAATGTGAACAATCACATCTGGCTTCTTCTCCACAGCATATCGACCTGCCCACTCCAAATGCTTCAGGCTACTGCCTGGTTTGACTTGTGTGTCAGGGATAATCATGTGCTTCATAATCTACTCCATTAAAAAAGCCCCCGTCAGGAGGCTATGTCTTGGTATGCAATTGCAGCTAGGCCGCATATTACAACGATGATTGCGATAGTCACGATGAAACCCCAGTAGTTTGTAGAGGGGCGGATTATACCGGCTATCGTTGATGATATATAATGATACATATTGATTAATTTCATATCATTAATGGTATATC